ATCAACATTTTTTTGAACACCATTAACAGAATTTTTATCTTCTTTAGTTTTTTCTTTTGCATCCACTTGAGCAAAAGCTTCTTTGATGTTTGGTAAATTTAATATGTCTTCTAATTTTTTAGTCATATGTTTTATTTACTTACGTGTGCCTTGATGAAATAATTGTTCTTCTGATACTACTCTAAATCGTATTCTATTTTGGCGAGCATATGCATTTGCCGCCTCCCATTTTGCCTGATTAACTACAACTTGTTTTTTTTTAGCATGACTACGTCCTGCATTTTCTATAGTCATTTGACTTTTAGGTTTTACTTCAACTAATTCTGCGTGTTTACGTCCAGTTTTATCCATATACACAATAAAAAAATCTGGTACATAAATTGTATATTTGCCAGTAAGTGGATGCCTATAAGGAATACGTATTGACTCACTTGCCCATTGGTATACGTTAGGATGTTCGTCACATAATCGCATAAATGCGTGTTCCCAACCTGAACGATATGTTGGTGTTTTTAATCCAACATACTTTTTTTTATTTTTAAAAGAAAATTTTCCTCTTGCGAATTTAGGTATAGTCATTAATCTAGAATATTTCTAGATACAGTTTCTTTTGTAGTACGAGTTTGCCTTACTCCTAATTTACTAGACTTGTATCTATTAGAATTTAATACAATTGTTATTAGTTCTGATAATTGGGTAGGCGAAGCATAAGTTATCTTGTCTAAAACTTCTTGTGGAGATATAGAATCAATTTTAGCTTGTCTTAATATTATATAGGCAACACCTTCAGCTGAAGTTCTACTAAATCCTCTTTTTACAAAAAACCCAATTGCCGCATCATATTCTCCAACATTAAATTGAAATTCTTCAGTATAAGCTGTTTTAGTTAAAGCATCAATAGTTTTTTGTAATGCTTCTTTTTCTTTTGGCGGTAAATTTGTATAAAATGTTTGATTTTCCATTATAAGTTTACTTTTTCTACGGCTATACTCACGTCACCAGTAGACCTTTCAATTTTTATATATCCTTCAGTAACAAGTTTTCTAATATTTGTTATTGCTTTGTTTTTGTATACAGTTTTTATAGTACTAGAAGATGCAGTATATTCTACATCACTTTCTGCAACTGTTAATCCTTTTCGTGAACCAATGTCTTTAAAATAAATGTGACTAGCAACTTTATCTTTTATGGTGCTGTTATTTGTAACTAAATTATAACTTTCATCAGCAGTCAAATATAAATTGTAGTTAATTTTTGAATTAGTAATAACTTTGTTATCATTTTTTTTATCCATATCAGATAAACCTTTTGCTGTTGCAATAGTGGCACCTGCCGCTAAAGCCGCCACTGCTTGAGAACCTACGACAAAATTACCTACTGGATTTGATAATGTTCCAGCTTGTTTGCCCATTTGTAAAACTCCTTCTTTTACTATACCTTTTACTTCTTCTTTTACAGCTTCTTTAGCCTTAATTTTTTTAGCATTATTATATGTATTGATACCTCTTAAAACTGTACCTAGATTAAAGTTTCCTGTACTAACGTCTCTTATAACAGAACCTATACCGTCAACAATTCCACCAGGACCAAATATAGATGTTGTTCCTCTTCCTAATACTGACAAAGGAGAAGGTTCATGATCATAATGTACTGTTGCAAATCCTTTTGGTGCATTTCCTCTTTGTATTACACCTGCACTATAAAATACAGTTTCGTAAAAAACTTGCATTGTATTTTGTAGTATTCCAGCACCATCTGCCGCATCTAATGTGTCATGATTAAATGCACCGATTACAGGATTTACTAATGTAAATGATGTAAATCTTTTTTTATGTAAAACAAAAATTTCAATCCCTCTTAAAAATGGTTTCTTCTTCCCTACAGGAGTATCTTTACCCCATCTAGTTATAATTCTGTGGGCATCATAATAGTCGTCTTTAGTTGCCATTTGTCTGTCTTTGATTTGTACTGGATCTGCTATATGATATTCATAATATTTTTTCCAAAAAGCATTTACAGTATCGGCATGATCATCATGAAATATTATGTTTATGTCTGAATATGTAATACGTTGTGACGGATAAACTTTTTTATTATATTGTATTCGTTCTTCAACGTTCATATTATACTTAGGTAAATCACACGATTTAACTAACATATTCAATTCAAGTTGTTCATTATGTGAAAGAATATTATTTTTTATTGCAACTTCATTATCAATATCAAATACAACGTGAAAAAGAAATTTATTTTTTGGTGCTAATTTAAAGTTATCGTCGAGGTATAATCGTGCCGCATGACGATAGTCTTTCATGCCTGGAAGGCCGTTTGTAAATCCTTTTAAAAAATTATTAATGCTTGGCATACCCTAGTATTTATAGCCACAAAAAAAGCGCCGTTAATGGCGCTTCTTTCGTTATAATTGCAGGGTTAAATCTTATTGTCCACCACCAGTTGCTAATGTACCAACTGTTCTTGTAACCGCAGTTCCAATTCCTGTACCTTGCGGTGTTTGTATACAGTTGTCATATCTAACTGTAAGCTGAATAGTTACTGCATCTGATGTTGCATAAGCTAACGTTTGGTAGTTAACTGCTTCAATGTAAGCACCATATAATTCAAATGTTTCTAATACATTTGGTTTAGATGCTCCACCACCACCGTCAAGCATTTCTATTCTTGCTGTAAATTTGTAATCAATTCCTGATGCCGCACTTGATTGCTCAAAGAAATCAAATTGTTTCTGAATTTGTTCCCCAACCAATTTAGTAACTGCATTGTTAACATCATCTCTTATGTTAATTGTAATAGGGTTCCAAGTGTGTTTACCTGCCATATAAACTCTTGAGTTATAAACGTCTAATGTTATTTGTTCAAAGTTTAAGTCAGGTCTTGTAACGTCGACTACTTGTTTTGTTAATTCTGATCTTGGTGTTGATACTCCAAAATTTTCTAAAATACATCTAAAACGATATTGTAGTTTCGGCATCAAAAGGCCTTGTGAGCCTGATGACTGATCGTTTGCTAAAGGTACTGTAAATTTTGAAAGTGTTGATATTGCCATATGTTTCTCCTATTTATTTCAAAATTATTGCCCTAATTTTGCAATTTCTCCTGTGTTTTTGATTCTTAATGGTATGTAAATAAATTCAACCGATTTCACTGGTTCAATTGCTATATCAACATACAATTCGTTTCTGTCTATTCTTGTTGCTGTGTTGTTAGTGTCATCACAAACTACTAAGAAGTCATATAATGCTCTTTGTCCAACTAGTTCTAGTAAGAATGATTCAACTGCTTGTTTAATTTCGTTTCTTGTTAATTCATCGTTTGGTTCGAATATAAACGGTTTAGCAATTGCATCTAATTGTGTTCTTAAGTAGACTGTCAGTCTTGAAACATTGATTCTATCTAATGCCGAACTTGCCGATGTTTTCGTCAAGTTACCAAAGTTTACAATACCTGCCCCTGAGAAGAAAGTAATTGGATTAATTTTTACTGTATGCATTGATTCTCTAATACCTTCTGTAACTGATATTACTTGGAATTCTCCTTCTGAATCAATATATCCAACTGATGTTGCGTTATCTACAACTCCACGTCTTGTACCTGATGGTGCAAACCATGGATATGAAAGATTATCGTTATTTGCCAACACTCTTGTTATCATGTGTGATGATGGAACAACAATAGATGTTCCGCTGTTGTCAGTTGTTAATCCTGATGGATAAAATACGCCCAAGTAATCACTTGAACTTACTAATCCGTCTTCACCGTTGTCAGTAGCCGCCGCTGTATTATTAGCCCAATCGCTAATTGCAGTTGCAGTTCCCGCCAATCTCATTGGTGAATCACCAATTACAAATGCTGTACTGTTTCTATCAGTGTTTAAGTTAAGCATATTTGAAATTGCTTCTGGATAGCCAGGACAAGCAATTACGTTAAAGCCTCTTTGATCTTCTCTTATTGCTTGGTTTGTATTAATTTCTGATTGTAATTGTGCTACAACAACTTTTCTTTGTGCTTTTCTTCCAAAAGTTCCTGAACCGTCAGCATTGTTACCTGATTTAGTAACCCATCTGTCTGGGTAGTAACCTGCAACTGATTCGTTGCTGTATCTAATGTTACCTAATCCGCTTGAACCTGAACTTGGATATTTTGCAGTTGTTATATAATTGTTTTTGTATTCTTTAACATTGTAACCAGAACGTCTTGTATTCCAAAGCATTATTGATTTTGGATATAATGTTGGATCTGGTGCATCTGGATCTAAGAAGTTATCACTTAAAAGATCTTTAATTGAACTTTGTGTTCCAGCCGCAGTACTATCACTTGCGTTTCGTTCTGCTAATGTATTCCATCTAGCATCTGCAAATACAATACCACTTTCTGTAGTTTGATCTGCTTTATCTACTAGTACCCAAGCCGCACCAGTTGTTGTAACTGCTACTTGATTTGAAGTATTAGTTGAGCTTAATGTTGCAGATGTGTCGTATTTGTAAAGTTTTGGATAATTTTCTAAGTCACTTGTATCAATCCATAAGTCGTTATCAACAAGTACTGTTCCATCTGATTGATTTGTTGGAGCAGTTGCTGAAAACTGTGGACCATTTGGATCAGTTGAACTATAATTGTTTAGATAACCTATCCATGTTGTTCCGTTGTGTACTAAAATGTCAGCTTCATCTACGTTTGTATTGTACCATAATTGACCATCTGCTGGTTCACTAGTTGGTACACTAGATGATGCTGTGTATGATAATCTTTTCCAGTTAGAAGCTACAACTTCGTTACCTGTTGTAGATTCATCTGATTCACCTGTTGGTGCAACATATAAGTTGTCAACTATTGTTGTTGAATTTGCTGTGTATCCACCATATGGATGACCATATGCAGGACCAAAACCTGCATCTGCAAGTGGGTTTCCTGAAGTTTCATTCATTCTAAACTCACCACCTAATTTGTGTTTAATTGAAATTGCACCTTTGTATACTCCTGAAGAAATAACTGATGCTTCTAGGTTAGTAAAGCCAGCCGCCGCAAATGCAGTAACAAAGTCATCTGCATCACCTAATGTTGAACCGTCACCTGATACCATTGTAACAGTTTTTGCCGCCGCTAAAGTATTTGAATTTTTTATTGATTCTTGTACTGTAAATGTTTCATTTGCTGTAAAACTTGGGTATGTTGTTTTAGAATTAATTATTGTTTCTCCACCCTCATATCTGAAGAATTGGAAATCACCTACATTTGGAGTATCATCAGCTTGTCCATCCATTTGTTGTTCAGTTATATTGTACTGAGCGTAAAGTGTACCAGCTGTAATTGATGTTCCACCATTTGTTGGATCTATTTTGTAAATTGCTGTATGACCACTTGGACAAACATTATTAGCCACTGTAGACCAAGTGTTAGAACTTGAACTAAAAAGTTTTATAACATAATTTGAACCTGCGTTAGCAGTAGATGTTTTATGCCAAATTGATCCGTTTGGTCTATTTTCATCTGCTGTTTTCCATTCAGGTCTTGATGTGTGTGCTGATTGTAAAAATTTTGTACCATTATATGTTCCTGCAGTTAATCCTAAATTAGCCATTAAAGTTCCATTACCTTCTTCGATTCTAATTGTGTTATTACCTGCTGTTGAATCACCAAATGCTCCACCGTTATGGAATATTTCTAATTTGTTAGTTGTTGCATTTACACTAGAAGTTACACCGGCAATACCTGCGGCGTTAATTGCAGTGTTTACATCTGATAATGCTGTTCCACCAGATGTTACTAACATACCATTAATTTGCATAGTGTGGCCTGATGTTACAGTTGCACCTGCAGTTGATTTTAAAACTGGATTTGAATTATGCCATGCTTTAGATCCAATTTGAACCCAAGCATTTGAGGCATTTTTATAATAAATTTTGTTTGATACGTGTGTTGTGTTTATAGCATAGTCACCTTGTGAACCTATTGAAGTTTTAGGTGCACCTGTAGCCGCGTTCCCAACTAAATCAGTTACTGCTGTTATTAATGTTGGACTTTGTGCTGTAAATTTTTGGTCAGTTTGTGACCATTCGAATATACCATATACTGATGATGCAAGGTCAAACCAGTATGTACCATCTGCCGCTGTTGCTGTTGGTACTGATGCTGATCCTACTAAATCTGTTAAGTTACAATTTACTCTTAATACATATGCTCTATTAGCTAAACCTAAAAATGAGTATGCCGCTTGTAAGCCATATTCATTTAATTCATAGCCATGAAGTGAATTTCCTGATGCATCTGTATAGAATTTTGGATCTCCAAAAGTTTCTGTTAGTTCTCTTTGTGAAGTAATTAGATGTGCCGTATTTGCGTTTGCAGTTGTAGTTCCTGACGCAGTTCCAGAACCTGATCCTGGTGTTTTATCTTGTCCTGATGCTACAATAAAAAGTGGTGTAGTACCCGCATCTGATGGTACATAAAAACTTTCGTTTATTACACTTACTTCTACTCCTGGTGCTGATAAAGCCATTTTTTAAATCTCCTTGCAATTTGTATTACTAGAACTATTTATTACATCTTAAGCAATTTACGGACTTAATTTGATAATTTTGGTGCCTATATAGGTTACGTAAATACAATAGTATGTTATATATAGGTACCAATGTTAAGATCTATTAAACCATTTATAGGCACCAGACCGTTATGTAAACAGTGTAAAATAAAAGTTAGAGCCATGGGCTATAGACGAGGAAAGAAAGTTTATTGGCGTAGTTTATGTGACACTTGTATTCGAAAAAAGAAAAAGCTTCGTATAGGTGGAATAACACCATTGCAACGTTCAGGATATAAAAAGAAAAATAGATGTGAAGTATGTGCCTTTAAAGCACAAGAACCTTTACAACTTGATGTATTTTTTGTGGATGGAAATAAGAATAATTGTGCTTTTCTTAATTTAAAAACGGTATGTGCTAATTGTCAACGATTAGCAAGTATTAAGAAATTACGTTGGAAACTTGGCGATCTTGAAGTTGATGAATAAATTGATCTGTATTAGCATTTAATCCTTCAATAGTACTATTATTTTCAATAATATAATCAAACTTACTACCCATCCAATCCCATTCAGATTGATGTGCACCTTGTTTTTGCATCTCTTCACGTGTGGGTAATTCTCCTCTTTTTACAAGTAGTATTTTGCCACCGTGTGCTTTAATAGTTTTAATTTCGTTTTGAAATCTAGTATCTGAAATAACAGTATTTTCACCTTTGTATCTTCCAATAACAGAGTCAACCCATATCCCATCATACATTTGACCACGCATAATTTCAGTACCAAATTGCTGTAATATTACTCTTGGTGTAACTTCTTTACCCATTT